CAAATACTCCTGTACCAACTCCTGTGTTTCCAACAGCTGCATTTAAAGTTCCTGTTCCATCTGTACCTACTAATAAACTGTTTGAAAAATTTGTACCACCTTCTTTGAAAGTTACTGAACCACCACCAGCAAATTCTACTGTATTAGCTGTAAAATTAACAGTTGCTAAAGTTATATCAGCAGCACCATCATAAAATTTTAAAAGTTGAGAAGTTGCAGCACCAGATGTATCTAACCAGATTGTTCCAGCGACAGCACTACTAGGTCTTGATGTGCCTGAATTAGATGAATTAATAGCACCTAGAACATTATTTAAATCTGTTCTAAAAGCTGGGAATGATTGGTTAGCTATATCGTAATCGTGTTGTGACATAATTTGTTTATACTCCTTTTAAAAGCCTTTTGCAATAAAATCAAATGTTTTAGATACTGCTGAACCACTTGCATTTTTGAATGTTACATTAAAACCATTGATTGTTTTAGATTGAACAATAAAAAAATCTCCTGTTGACATATCTTCTCCTGTAATTCCAACTGCATAATTAACACTTTTATATGGATTTGTAAATGAAACAGTTTTAGTTCCAGCACCAGATGTTATGTCATTTCCACTAAATATTCTATCAGGCATATCTATTGAAACTGATACTTCTTCAACAACTGGAGTTGAAGCTGAATCGCTTGAAGTTAAGACAACTCTAAACTTGAAAAATCTTGCAGTATATTCTCCAATTACAAAGTTTTGGAAAGCTGTAAAAGTAGAATTATCATCACTTGTTGCAATCTCTATATGTGCATTAGAGTTAGCTGGTGTATCTCCATCAAAGTTAGAAGAATTTGTATCAAATAATCCTGATCTATTATCAAATAAATCGTCTGGATTGTTAGAAGTTTGTTTTAAAGTAGCTGTAAGTCTGCAAGTATGTTTAGCACCTATATCAATTACATCTGCAAATAAATAATTACCACTCGCAAAGAAGTCAGCATTAGATACACCAGAATCAAAAAACCTAGATGTTTCTGCATCAAAATTTCCACTTGCTGCATCAAATAATTCTGATGAATCTAATTGAATAGTGCTATCTGTTTTTATTGTATTGGTAAATGTTCCTAAAAAATTTGGGTGTTCTGATTGATTAGCTACTGCGTTAAAATTTGCAACACTTACAACATTAGAAATAATTGCTGTTGCATTAGAACTAAAGTTTCCTAGTTTATCAACTGCTTTAATTAAATAAGTCCCTACCCTAGCTGGTACATTAATTGATGTTGCTGGTCTTGATACTTTTTCTACTAAAGATACAGAGTTTGCCCAATCTCCAGTTCCATCTGTTACAGTTGCATATCTAATTTGATAAAAAGCTAAATCTAAATCTGGTATCTGTGTCCATGATAAATGTGCTTCTTGTCCTATAATATTACAAGAAAAATCTTCAACATCTTGTGGTGGTTCAATAGCACCAATAATAGTTCTTGTTGCTGTTACATAAGTTGATGATGTTCCAAGACTTGAAACTGCTTTAACTCTTACATTATAAATTTTTTGATCTATTACATTAAGAACTCTTTGATTTAATCCTGTACCTTGTGCATGAATTTTATAATCAGATTCAGTAGATAGTTTATATTCTACTTGATAATAACTAACAAAACTATCTGCACTAGCACCTATTAAAATATCTAGTGCAACAATTACAGTTCCATCATTATATTCAATTAATTGGTCATCTAATGTTAAGCTAGTTGGTGCTGTGACATTAAATGGATTAGGTAAATTAGTAGCTGGTACTGATGCTTGGACAGTTTTTGTAGCCCAAGTATAAAAAGCATCTGCGTGTTCAATTAAACTTAATCCTACTGTAAAGTCTTGATTAAATGTTTGACCAACTACTCTAAATAATTTACTTGAATAACCTAAAGAAGAATGGGTAACGTCAATAATATCTCCTATGGTTATATCATAAGCCTTTGCACTAGCATTTATTGATAATGTTTTTGCACTTCTTGATCTTCTTAAAATAACTTCTGCCATTTCTTCTGCTTGATATGGACTTGTAATTGTTTTGAAATCAAATCTTCCTTCAAGTAAGAACCCACCATCAGCAGCTTTCATAGTTGCGTGTTTATCTGCTGTCGCATAACCACTATCATCTATTTGAGGAAATTGAACTTCATCAACTTGATAGTTCCTAGCTGGATTAATAAATGATACAATGACTCTATTATATTTGTTATTTTTATTTTCACTTTGTAATTTAATTCCACCAAATACATCATCTTCGTTTAATGACAATGTAGATGAGCCTGTTGTTTCAATAACTAAATTATATTGACCACCAATATAAGGAAGATAACCTCTACAACCTTTAATAAGTTCTCTAACATTATCTAAAACTTTTTTTGAAGTATCTAAAACAGCATTTGTTTCAAATATATTTATATCACTTGCACCAGAATAAGGAGTTACTTGTGTTACACAAATTTGTGAAGCAACATAAAAACTTTGTAAATTAATATCTGCTATTGCTAATCCTTTTCCATATCTTTCGTTAGTTAAAAAATCAAGCATACACCATGCTGGATTAGTTGAGTAAGCTGCTGTTTGTGCAGCTAGACTTGAATTGTAAGCTACTACTTTTTTTCCTTGAATTAATACTTGTACTTTTGGTATTCCTGAAAATGCGTCTTGATTCCATTTGAATTTTAATGCTAAATAACAAATACCACTTAATTTATGATTACTTCCCCAATTACTCAATGAAGAAAGTAAAGATGATGCTGCTTGACCATCACTACCAAAATGAGGTTCTACTGTAATTAATGATTCAGCACTTGAATCTTCTACTGTTGGATCAGCTTTAAAAAAATTATCATCATTACTAGCAACTGTTCTTTGAGTGTTATCTGCTAAACTTCCTGACCATGTAACTGTTTTATCATTTATTCTAATCTCATCTATTGCATTAATTTCTCCTTCTGCAATTGCTAGACAAATATATAAATGCTCATTGGTTACACCAGAACTTTGTATCATAACTCTAGTTCCACCAATTAATCTTTCCCCATACATTACAGGAAGTGATGCGTCATTAGATTGTTTATTTAATAAAAGTCCTGTTTCATAATCATCAAATTCTCCTACTCCAAAATCAGGAATTTCAGGAGTGGGTATTAACCAACCTATAACATCTACTACAATATCAATTACAAAATCAATAGCATCTTCAATTAGATCAATGGGATTTGGACACATAATTATAACCTTTTTGTAAATACATTTCCTATTGTTTCAAACTTCATAAAATTATAAAGTTTTTCTACTTTAGCTGATTTAATTCCTACACTAGAGCCAGGTCTGAATTCTTTACAACCTTTTTCTCTAGCCCAATCTGTTGAAGCATTAATTAGTTTAATAGGAACTCTAATACTTTTTCTTTTTTCTGGAGTAACATATAACAATAAATCAAAACAAAATAAATCATCTCCAAAAAAATATCTACTTAAATGAACAATCATCATGCCAATTACTACATCATCTTCTACTGCAACAAACCCCATAGCTTTTTCTGGTTTATCAATTAAAACATCTGCAAATTTTTTCAACTTTTCTTTGCTATAAGATAGATTTTGATAAGCACCTTCTTGATGCATCTTATCTCCAAGTTCTATCATTTGTGGAAAATCTTTTCTTTGCCATTGTCTAATAATCATTTTATAATCCTGTTTGTGATTTATGTTGTTTTCCCATTGTATCTCCACTCCAATTTGAACTTACATGATTTGGCTCTACATCATTTAACCAATGTTGAATAGAAATAAAAGCACCACCATTTTTAGATGATGTTCCACCATGAATATCATTAGGTTTTACTCTAATCGTTTTATAAGCATGAGTTGGCATATCATCTGTTTGTTCTAATGATTCATCTAAATTAATAACTGTTTGACCACTATGGGTAAATTTCATTCCATATAAAAATAACTCAAAACTATCTACATCTGGGTGCGTATGTTCAGGTATGAAAGTATTTGGCTGACATATAAATAATTCTACTTGAAAAGGTTTTTTTCTATATAAAACTAAACCAGATACACCCTCTATAAATAATAATGGATTTTTAAATGGTGTATAAATTTTATTAACTCGCCCTGAATTTAAATACCAATTTTTAAATTGAGATAATTTATCTTGTTCCATTATTCTCTACCCCATTTTATATCTTGTACTGTTTGTGAAGCAAATTCCATTCCAACATCTGTACTAAAAAATCTTTGTTGTGAAGTGGGATTTGTTTTTCTGCCATTCTTTTTTTCAAAGTCTGCCCAATGAGAAACTACTGTGTAAATTATGTCTGATGTTGTTTTAGATTCATTGATTTCAAATTTATCTATTTGTCCATCATATAAAAGAAATGGGTCAGCAATTATGGTGTTATCAGTATCTAAAAATCCTCTGTGAATAGATACAGAATCATTAACAATATTTTCACTTAAAGAAAGAGATATAAAAGTTTGATCTACACCTGATAGACCTATTCTTAAAGATGATTTAGTAATACCAACTTCTTCTGTAAATTCAGATAAATTTTGAATAAAAGCTGATGGAGTATAAGTAAGAGAACTTCCTGAAATTGAACTTGTTAATGAGAATGAGCAATCAGTTAGATTAACTGGTGTGGAAAATCCAAAAGATATAAGATGAATAGGTCGTAATACATAAGTTGCTAATTCATTCTTTAATGCTGTTGTCAAACTTCTCGTCATATTCCTCAAATGTTCTTCTAGTTACTTTTATTGAATCATTGACAGTATAAGTAGCATTTTTAGATGGGTCGCTATACTTTCCTTGATTCAAAGATTGAGCATCAAAATCATCAGCTTCAATTATTTCTTCAGCTAAAAAATCAACACTAATCCAATACCTTACTTTATATTTCATCTATAAGGCTTCTTCAACATCTAACTCAAATTTATAATATAAGTTACCATCTTTATCAGCACCAACTGCACCAAACTGCTGTGCATCTCCTATTAAATAAACTGTAAATGGAACATTATCATAAACAACGACTGAATCATTAGCAATATTAGCAACTAAAGGTGGTTCTATTGTAACTGTTGCTGCATTACTTGAACTTGTTACATCTGCAACAACCATATAAACTTTTGTATGACTAGCAAACTTTATAAAATCTCCAGCTTTAAATCTACCAGCACCATCTCCAGCAAATGCGTCCATAGTAATAGTTGTATCTCCAGCAGATTGATTTCCATTAACTAAAACTGTTCCTGTTTCACTTCCTCTAGCATCTTCTATTTCTGGTGGAATAATTGTAAAGTTTTCTTTACCTGATCTTTGTTTAACTACAAATGCCATCAACTCTCCATAGACATCTGATCGTTTAGCAGTAATAATACTTGCAGTAAATGCCCATCTTTGACCATCTATCTGTCTTGCAAATTTTTTACCACTAGCAGATTTAGAGATTAAAGTATTTTGAATAGACTTGATTCCTAAAGTTTCAAATTTAGCAGAGGATATTGGGAAAGCACCTGACATTATATTACTGCACCTCTACCTTTCTCATTAACTGATTCATTGATAATTCTTGATATAGTTCCTCGTCTTTCAACTAACAACTGGTCAAACCCTTTAGCATCAACTGTTGTGATATTAAAATTAACTGTTGTTGCACTATTACCACCAGTTCCTCTAGCTGATTGTGTAATCTGTCCTGATGAATTTGGTATAAATAATTCTGCTCCATTTTCTCCAACTACAATCGGTTCTCCTTTTGATACTGCACCACCTTTAGCAAAACCAGTAAAACTACTACCACCACCACCAGCCATTGAGCCACCACCAGTTAAAATTGCAAGTATAGCTGCAAATGCAACTTGTTTTTGTAATTCTCTAGTATAATTTTTTGCACTATTTAATCTTTTATTTTGTCCTAGTAAAAGTTTATCTCCTAATAATTTTTGTATTCCCATTTGTATAATCATGTCTATAAAAAAAGCCAACATACTAACAAGTGAATCTTGAACCATTTTTTTAAATGATTTACCTAAATCTTCTCCAAGTATAATTGCTCTTGCTAAAGAATCTGAGAATCTTGCTATACCAGCATGCAATCCTTCTGCTATGGTCATTTTTATATCTGCCATTTTATTTTTTATATTTTCTAAAGATGTATCATTTAATTCTCTAAATTTATCAATAGCTTTTTGGGTAGCATTTGGAATGGCATAGCTTAATTCATGCTCTACATTATATAAGAATGTATCTAATACTTCTGCTTCTTTTTGTACTTCTTTTATTGCTTCTGGCATATCGTCATATAAAGCATCTAAATTAACTTTTATTTCTTTGGTAACTCCACCTAACTTGTCAAATCTTCTATTAACATCATCAACAATTAAACCAATACCAATTAATTTTCCTGCAAATCCACCCACAGCTATTGAAGCAAGTCCTATTACAGATTGAAAATCTCTAAAATTTGTTATTAATGATTTAAGTGCATTAGATAATTTTAAAATAGCTACTGCAAGATTTTCTCCCATTTCTCTACTTAATCTTCTAATAGCTTGGTCATTATCTTCTGTAAATTGTCTTAAATCTCCTAGTTGTCTTTTTAATTCATCAAAGAAACCAGCAGCTATTTCAGTTTGAATTGTAAAGAAAGCATCTTTTAAATTTGATACTGTACCTGATAAAGTTTCTGCTAGTTTTGCAGTTAGTTCTCCAAACTTCCCACCAGTTCCAAATGCTTTTGACATTTTAATAATAGATTCATCAATACTTGTTGCTACTCCAGCAGAAAAACCAGCCATAGCTTTAATACCTTTATCTCTAAACAAATCTGCTGCACCAATACCAGCACTAAATGTTCTTTGTATTTGCATAGCAGCTAAAGCAAAATCTCCATCTAATAAAGTTGCTGTATTACCAGTAATTTTTAATAGTTCTTCAAATGATATTCCTAATGATTCTGCTTTTTCTGTAACAGTTGCTAATGCAGTTATACCTTGTTGAATATTTGATAGTTCGAATGGAGTTGTTTTTGCAAATTTTGTAACTGTTTCTAATGCAGCTTTACCTTTTTCAGCACTTCCAAATAATGCTTCTAATTGAACACCAAGATTTTCAATTTGTAACCCAGCATTAACAATTCCTCTTAAAACTAATCCAGCACCTAAACCTATAAACGCATTTTTTAAATTAAAAACAGATGCTTTAACTTTTGATAAACTTCCTTGTAATTTACCAAGAGCCTGTTTAGACTTATCTTTTGCTACAATGTCTATATTTAGTCTTTGAGTTGCCATTATTTATAATTCTTTGCTTCTGCTAGTGATTGGTTTCTTTTATACCCATCTTGCTCTTTTTTCAAGTAGACTAACCATAAATTATAATGGCTCATTGGCATATCTAATACTTGCTGGATTGTGATGTGTAATCTATCTGCTATTATTAAAAGCGACCTAACATCAGGGTCGCTATCTACTTTTTTTCGGCTTCCTCGTAACTAGAGTCTGAAAGTATTTGATTAGCTATATTAGATATAACATTTGAGTCTGCTTTTTTTCTTAAAGCAAATTTATCATTAACATCAAAGGCTTTAGTTAATTCTCCTTTATCATCTTTGATTTGGAGTTTCATTATAAGTAAATCAACTAAAATAGTTAAGTCTTGAAAGTTATTAGACTTTTTAAAGATAATGTTTTTTTCTTCAAGAGTTAATGGTTCTGAATAGAATATACTAGCATTTCCATTCTCATCTTTCCATTGTTCTACTTCGATTGTAATAGTTTTAAGAGTTTCAAAATGGGATTTAACCCTGTCTATAACTAACATAAATTAGATTAAACTGTTCCTACAGTTAAAGCACCAGTACCTTGAAAAGTAACTGTTCTTGAAATAATTGCGTCCATTGAACTATTGATACTCATACCAGTAATAATTCCTGT